GCTGCTGCAGTGAGTTCAAATACTCCAAACATTCCACTATCCATTAGCCAATTAGATATCGCTAATAGCCACGATGGTATACAACCACTAGACGGCCATGTCAAACGGTTGACTTACTGGCCACAGCGCTTATCTGATTCAACCATTCAGACCATAACGCAGTAATGCGCATTTTGAACACCGCCCTCGTAGTGTCCCCGTCTAGTGGGATCAGCTTGATGCAGCTATGATGCAGACAGCTTTGCCCTTCCCATAGACGCCCTTATGGACGATCAGTGGCGCCAACAACATATTGATGCTATCTCCGACAGCCTCCATGAGTTCATTAACGATGGCGGAGCGGAGGCTGCGCATGAGGCAGTTTGTGACGCCATAATGTCTTGGATTGATTACCACCAGAAAGAGCTGAACGAATGGCGCTATTTGGCGGCACGTCTAAACCTTCCTTTACCCAACGCCTCTATAACTTCTTCCGAGGAGAGCAGCAAACCAAAGCCCTAGAAGAGCTGCGTCAATCAGTCAAGGAGCGCACCAAGCAACTGGCGATTGATGATTATGAATGGTGGAATGCGTTGCCTTATGAGGAACGCCTACGGGCGTTCCGTAGCGTGTGTCGGCGCATCCATCAAGGGGATGTAATTGAACATGGATCCTATCGCCATGTTCTTTATGAAGTGTTTGGTTTTAATGGTGATGCTTATGTAGATGGAATGGACTGCGGCTACATGGACATTCACAATCTCATCGCGAGGGGGTTTGAGGAGGCTCCCCATCGAGAGTCCACGTAATCCTCATCTCACCACCCAATGCCTTCACAGCGTCACTTGCATGATCAGGAGCCTTGTGCTCGATCATCACCGATGGCACCACTGCGTTGGGTAGTGGCGTTATTTTTGCTTCTGGGAACAGCTCTTGCGCTTTCGTGGCCAACTTCTCGGAAACGTCAGTACGATGTTCCGCCTCCCATTGTTCCACCAAAACCTTCGCTTGTTTATCAACGGCATCTAGTGTGTTGGCCGTCTTCCATTCCACCCAGTCAGGGCGGCACCAGTCCATTAGACGTTTAAGGAAAGGATTGGTTGCCAAAGAAGGAAGAAGCTGGACCAGAAGAAGGCCCAGCTCATAAACAAGAGCGTTTAGCCAGCTCTCAAAAGTCATCTTTCTTGGTAGACGCTAATGAAGATGCTGCCGCTCTTCAGGAGCGGCATCACGAAATCACGCAGATGGGCATTGTGCATGCGAACGCAACCATGCGTAGCCAGAAGGGGCTGCATGGGCGCCCAAGCGCCTGGCCAGCCATTGCCACTGCCACCGCCATGCAGCATGATTCCTGCCCGTCTATTGTTGCGCTCCTGGCCTTCTAGATCGATCATGTCGAGGCTGTACCAGCCATAGGCCATGAGTATGCGATTAAAGGCAGGCTTGTCACCATTGATTTCGTAATCACGGTAGACAGTGCCCACTTTGTAGAGACCAGGGGGCGTGTCAGTATTGCGCAGCTTCCATTCATAGTCACTAGCTTGACCTCGCGCCAGTGCAGGAAGCTCCCACAAGAGCTTCCCTTCGGAATTGAAACACTTGGCCGTTTCTACAACGTCATTGACGACGATGTGATGATCACCAGGCTTGAAGCCAAATTCACGGACAGACTTCTTGGGACTAATCATGGGAGACGTGCGAGTTGATTCAGGAGCGTATTCCTTCATCAGTCGCGATAATTTAGCAGGATAATCTGGATCCGTAGCATACGACTGCTCTTTAAGCATTCGTGCTGCGGTGTAACGATTAGGGGCGCCATTGACGCCCTTAAAATGCCGATAATCTTTGTACCAGCGCGTGACAAGATATTCAATGCATGCGGCAAGGCTAGGAAAATCAATAAATCCCGCCTTGATCGTCACCCATTGACCGTCGTACCATTCCTGAGTGGTAGTGCTAGTCCCACTTCCTTTCAGACCTAGGTAGTTATGTTTGCCCGAAGTGTGCTTGCCAAATCCGCTCTCTAGACAACATTGAGCTGCCGCGAGTTCAGGATATTTTGCGCCACACTTACGAGCAATCTGGAAGCATTCGTCCCAGAATGCTCGATTACTGGGCCACATGGCCTCAGCCCTTAACGCGGAACACTGCCTTCAGACCTGTCATAACAAGCTGAAGCATGTTGTTCTCCTTGTAGGGAGTCTTTTCAATAATTTGGTCAATAGCAGCGACGATAATGCCACCGATGACGAACCACTCAATACCTGCCATTGAAATTCTCCGAGAGAGTTTGCTTTAGCCTAGCGACGAATTTCTAAGCTTCTCACCCGTGCTTCTAGCTGTTGCACGTTAGCAGTGAGAGTGTCAAGATTTTTTGTTATCGCTTCGACTTGCGTTGTAATGCGAATTTGTTGATTACCTACGGCAATCATCATCCCGCCAGATGCTAATAGCATGCCAGCGGTGACTGTCGCCACAAAGTTTGCCAAGCCTTCTTTCACTGCTCGCTTTGCGGCATTTTTCTAAATCATAGCATTGTCTCAGTGTTCAAATTCAGACGATAGATTAGTGTCAGCCAACTGAAGATAACGTCATGTTTGTGGCGTATGAGCCCGATGATTACATCACTGGCCTCATTGAATTACGTAAGTCGGACGCCACACGACGCTTCAGGAAATCTATCTTCGACGACTACCCGCTTCGCGGCCCGCTAGGGCAGTCCGCGTGCGCTTATTGCGGGCGATGGAATGAGAAACTAACCATCGACCACATCGTTCCTAAAAGCAAGGGCGGCCCTCACTTCGCACGTTGGAACATGGTGCCCGCCTGCAAACGGTGCAACTTGGCCAAGACTGATCTGCCAGTGTTTGAGTGGTGGCGGCCCACTGATCAGTGGTCGCGGCAGCGAGAGGAAGTGCTGATGGCTTGGACCTATGCCAATAGCTTCATCGATGCCCACACTGACAGTGATGAATATTGGCGCTTCCTGGCTGAGAAGCGGGTGGTGCAGAAGGAAATAATGCGTCGCATAAGAAAAGGGCCATTTCGTGGCCCTTTTTCTTTAGCCGATTTGGGAGACGTTGGCTGGGCTGTTGCTTAGTCGTAGCAATTGGATTTTGCGTTCTTCGACAAGGTGTGCGGAGGATACGCAACTTTTTAAGCCAAGCGATGGGAAGCTCACCTCGTACACCTCTTGGTCGTGGCAATCCACGTAGAAGCGCACCTCAGCGTCATCAGGCGACATATTGAATAGCCTCCAGCGCTACGTCTATTTCCCTGGTCTGACGCTCTGGCCAGTCGCGGGTTTCCTTCAAGCCTTTTACAAGGTCATCGAGAAACGCCTTGGCACCGCTGTCCTTACCATCGTCACATAGATACTCTGAGATGGTGTCCAGGAGGCGTTCGTAGCGTTGCGTGCGCCATTGGGATTGCCAATCGGCTTCAATGGCGGGGGTGGTTTCAGTCGTCATAGCGGACGTTAGGAGCAGAGGGACCGAGGGCATCGCACACTTCTTGGATGGCGGCACGTCTGTGGGCGTCGTCATGTTCCACGAGATGATTGAGATACCACTGGGCTTTACGAAGATCTTCTTGACCGCCCTTGCGGAGTTCGCGCCACACGTATTTTGCGATGTTCCCTTTTAGGAAGCCACGAAATTCGTCTGTCGTGAGCTGAGCCTCAATGGCTTCAATGCATTCAATGCTCCCCTCTGCCGTGTAATGGCCAGGGGAATTGACCATGTCGGGCTTAGAAGGAGGAGTCATTAGCTTTGAAGGCTGCGAAGGCTTCGCTAACGATAGGCTCGGCTAGCTCAGCAAGAACGTCGGCATAGGCACGGATTTCCCATTGTGCGTCGGAAGGCTGACGCAAGCTCAGGAAATGCAGGAGAGCCTGAAGGCTGCAGGTCCAGACAAAGCTTGTGTAGTGGCACGTCGGCAGAATGCCGCGTGCCTGCTCCTTACTCACCCCAACAGCTAACAGGGTCGAATAGGCCTGTTGGATCACCTGCAAGGCCTCTGCATATTTAATTTCAGCCACTCGTGCGCTGCCTTCATCGAGCGGGCCATCAGAGGCTTGTTTGTTGCTGGCACTCTGCTTCCTAAATTCTTTTGGAAAATAAAACTCTTCGCTATCAGCAGGGCAGTAGCGGAAGCTCTTTTCATTCCAGCCAAGCTGGTCATTGGCAAACGTGCCGCCAATCACATGCTTCCACCATTGTCTTGCGACGAATAGCGGAGCCTTCACTTGCCATTTGAAGACTACGCCACGGAACGGGCTGGTGTGTCGATGGGCGACCAAGTAATTGAGAAGCTTCTGCTCTCTTGGTCCAAAGTCTGGACTTTCAAGGTCAAAGCTTTGCCTCGCATCGCAAACAATGTCCATTGAGCTTCCCATCCAGTC